AATTCGACATCTAACTTCTCTCTCCCTGCGAATTGATTTATCGCATCTTCTAACTGTTCTTTCAATGAGTAAAATGTGCCATCTGGCCAGTTCTGTGCATCATCGGCGCAAGGCTGGCAATAGAACCTAACCTGAGCCTTTCGAAGCGGTGTCTCGCTTTGGACTTTCCAGACTGCTGGTGTTGTAGCTCTTAAATCCCAGCCATTCTTATTTTGTCCCCAGCGATATTTGCAGTAGTCGCAGTATTGATTGCTATTGTGATTGCGAGTCAGACTCAATGTCGTCCCAATCTTCTGGTGTCGAAAATCGTAATCTACCCAAGATAGCGGCATATCCAATGAGATCGAGATACGAATCTTCGCGCTCTGGACTTTCCACCATTCTTGAGAGTTTGGTCGCGATAGCAATAAGCGCCAAGTCAGCTGGGTCTCGGAGCTGAATACCGAGTGCTTTACTGATTTTGAAAATGCGTAATAGATTGTGCCTCGGGTCGCCATACTCGATGCCCCTGTCGAATAGTGTGTCTCCAGCACTTTCGAGCCATTCATTTAATGATTTCTGTGTATCGGACACTTGCTCTCCCTCTCTTATATCCTTCATTAAAGGCTTTAGCTTTGGCTGAACTCCAAAGAGCCCATAAGTAAAGGCCGAAGAATGGAACGCCGATGGTTATTGCAAAGACTTGCGTATCAGATAAATTAGGAAACATCTGCGCTCACCCCATATTTATCTAACCAATATGCAGAGATTTCAGCCTTAGATAAACGACCTCTTAACTGCTGCTTGCCCATCCGCTCTTTAGCGAATCGTCTGATTATTGATCCCTTAACCCAATTTGTCTCATCAGTCCAAGCCCCTGCTTGAGAATCAAATCGAATAAGAGTTACTTTATTTACCATTTTGCTCCCGTTCTGTAATCCCTAAATGGATTAACGGGTTAAATGTATTTGCTTAAATCTATTTAGACAAGCAATAGCTCGGCGAGTCGAATATCAAAAAAGCCGCATAGCCTCTCGGAATGGGCTTTGTTGCTAAAATCGGTTGTAATCGGCAGACTCTTTAAAACCCACTCAGGCTCGATTAGAGCCCCTAAATCAAACTGGTAGATGCCCTTAGGTGTCGCATTGATATAAAGAGTCTTAGCGCCCGTCCTAGCCCTTATATCGGCCAGATAATCCCACTTCTTCTTCTCAATCAATAAGCGGTCGTAATGCGTTCTACGACATTTGAGCTCAATATAGCTATCGCTGGTAATGCCATCTGCTCGGTCGGTCGCTGATAAGGGCGTCAAGTCTGGGTAAAGCGACTTGAGAGCCTCGAATAACTCAACCTCTCTAAAGTAGATTAGTTATCTTCCTCGCCATCTTCCCAACCAATTTTCTTTATTGGGTCATCGGCTGGCACTATCCAATCAGGGTAAGAGCTACGATCCATAGCAAAGGCCAGAGAAGTGCCTTCGTCCATCCCAGCTCTGCGACAAGCTTTATAAACTTCATTGGCAGCAATAGCCCAGAAATCAAGCTTTGTTAATGGGGTTTCTTTAGTAGTCCTGCGTCTCTTAGGATGCTTGACTGGCTTCTTATTTACGCGCTTTCGCGTTGCCATTTCTGACCCCTTTCGCTAGGGCCAATTCTAGCTGAGACTCCATTTTATCAAGGCGCGACACAATAGGAATATTCTCTAATTTGATTATGTAGCGAAGGCCAGCAATTAAAAGGGCAATTGATCCTAAGACTGATGCAACTAAAGTAGCCAATTCAGCTGCAACCATTACCGGACTTTGCCGTAACGCTCATAATTTGGATTGAGCCAGTTAATGATGCTAGGCAAGACTGACACTAGAGCGGCATTTGCAATTGCATTGACATCTAGGCCGACTGCTAGATAAGTCGCTAGGGCTGTCGCTAGGAATGTCTTTGCCCAGCTTTCGGCCATCTTCTTTAGGTCGCTCATTAGATTCTCCTTCAAGGTTAAACCATTTGCCATCTGTGTCTCCCAAGCTAGTAAATGATATATGGAAGTGACTACGATGCGGATTAGGGCCTGAGTATTTACGCCGCTTCCACCCCAGTATTGGGCTCATAATCTTGCCATCATAGATAATATATTTGATGCGCTTATCCCCTTTTTTGGCGCACTTACGAATCTTCTCGACCAGCGCATAAGCTTCTTCTTTATGTGCCGATAGGTCAGAATCAATATCTATAGCTCTAACGATTCCATCTCTTGGTATATGGTCAGAAGTGCCTTTAGAGAGGTGACGAGCATCAGCAATCCAGCCATCAGACTTACGATCCCTATCAGGATAATCGTCATCAATCTGATTTCTTAGTTGAATTCCAGCAGCGCATAATTTAGCCATTGTTTAGCAAAGCTTAATTAAAGCCCTAGAGCTGATAAATCTTCTGCAGTTAAACCTAACGCTTCAAGCTTAGCTTCTGCTGCTGCTTTAGCCTCTGCCTTTGCTTCCGCTTCGGCTTTGCGTTGCTCTAGTTGTTCTTTCTCATTTTCAATTAATGCAACTTCTTCAGGTGTTGCATCTCTAATCTCGTCATCGATTTGCACTTTGTATGTCATATCTTATCCCTAACTATTCTGATAACCGTAAACGCGGATAACGCCACCAGTCATTGCGCTGGCACTTGCAATAATAAACGAAGTGTAAGAGGTAGCATCGTCTAAAAAGCCTTTGTAGTCCTGCCAATACATATCGGAATGAGTTGTAGAGGTGTGAGCTATAACTGCGGTTCTTTTTGTTTGATATGGATTCATTACATAAATAAAGCTCGCTGCACCATTTCCACTCATTCCGCCGACAGTAATTGAGCCACTTGAATTAGTAGCAAATGAATTTACTGTGCTTGAGGTTGTCTGCATATAAATACCTACATATTTGTAATTAGTAGTTGCTGCGCCAAATTTAATATTTATATCTGCGGTATTAGAAGCGTTTGAACCGCCTGTGTAAGTAATTAAATAATTTTCATAAGTTGTACTAAAAGCATCATTGACGGTTACGCTTGTGACGGAAGTTCCAACAGTTTGAGTTTTTACAAGGGTTAAAGCACTTGTCGCTACCGCAGGCGCAGCCCACTTGAGACCTGTTGCTTCAGCAGAATCTGCTGTAAGAATGTAGGTGTTTGTGCCAACCGCTAGGCGGTCGAATGTGTCTGAACCAGTTCCAACTACTAAATCCCCTTTGGCATCAAATTTAGTTGCAACTGTGTTAGTTACTACTGGAATCGGGCCAGTTCCTGAAGCTACCGAAATACCAGTGCCAGCTTGGACTTCAGTTATATCGCCTTGGTCGTTATTGATCCAAGCTGGAACTCCAGCTGAAACCGCTAAAATCTGACCATTAGTTCCAATTGGTAATGCAGTATTTACATTGGCGGTTGCTGATCTATAAGCAATTGCGCCAGTAGTTGTCTGTGGGTTTAAGTTCTTTGTTGTTGTATCGATTGAGCTGCCAAGGGTTCTTATGGCAGCTGCGCCATCTTTGACTAAATCTGTATCGTCTGGAGTCTCCCAGTTGTAATTCGTTGTATTGGCCATTAACTAATAACTCCTATCGCGTCTTGCCATTCTAGCGTATTAAGAACACTATTCCAGCTTTCCGCTGCATTGACTTGAGCCCATTGTTGGGCAAAGGCCGAGAACTCTGTTGGGGTAGCTAAGAAGGTAACCGAAAGGCCTGAGACTGAGGCGCTGAAGGTCCAGCCCTCGATAAAGCCAGTAAATTCGCCACCTAGAATATTAAGGGGCAGGTTGGTAATTCTGACTGGCTGACCCATAAAAATATTAAGCAAGGCATCTCGGTCGGCGTTATCAATCTCTGGGGATTGCAACGCAAATGTAATCGATTGGAAGGTGTTTCTAGGCCAAGCGCGAAGCTGAATTAGGCGATCTGCTACATCCTCGACATCCGCTGCATTTTTCAAATAGCTATTGAATTGCTCGGCAAATAACCCGTATTCGGCTTGAGAGTCTAAATCTTCAGCCGTATAGGAGCTATTAAAATTGTTGCCATAGTCCATAATTATTTTATTGCTTAAATCGCCTTGACGCTGGATTATGCCAATGCCAGAAGCTATGGCGTGAGAAGCGTCTAAGTCTGTGTAGCCGTTGGCTATTAAATAATCTTGGCGATGGCTGGCATCCGCGTAGTTAATATTGCCATTAGCATCTTCATACATATAACCAAGGGCCGAGCTAGCAATTTGATTAATTATTGGGTAAATGACGCTATCGGTAATTTGGCGGCTAGCCATTGTGTATTCGCCAGCGTCAATCTCGCCAAGTCCAATATCGCCAGCATCAGACCAAATCTCAGTAGCAGGTTCATAGGTTGCCCAAGTTTCAGCTGGTGGCAATTCATTCCAACTGGAAAGCAATAAGTCATCTAGCAAGTCGGTAATCTGAGCGCCGTCTAAACCTTGAGCTAAATTCCCGTCAAATATTGCTCTTTGAGTTTTGGCTAATGCGCCAATTGCGGTAATTCTTAAGCTAGTAATAACTGCACTTGATCCTGCGCTGCGGACGATTTGCCTTAAGTCTGAAACGCGACCGCCAAAAATAGCCACATAAGCGCCAGTCGTATCTTTGACTTCAATGGTTACTGCTGTGTTAATACCAAAATCATAATTAGTTCCATCGGTGTTGATGACTTCTAGTGAGCAATATCCTGCTGGAGTAGGTGAGTTTATATCCTGACGGCCAGAGGTAATAGTTAGGTTGCTTAAAGTTACTGAAGTTAATTCATCGCCATTGACTAAAATCTTCCAATCG